CAAGCGTGCCAGGGCCATGCGCGTGGCCTGCTCTGCGACGCGCTTGTTGGCAGTGTCGGCCTCATCGAAGCCGATGGCGCAGAGGTTCTGGCCACGGATGCGGTTCCACGTCTCCATGGTGCGCAGAAGGATCGTGTGGGAGCCCTCCGCGAAGGTCAGCACGTACTCAGGCAGGGGCGAGACGCGAAACGTGAAGGGCACCCCGTATTCCTCCAGCAGGTCATCCATGGTGCGCTGGAGGATGTCCCGCAGCATGGGCGCCACGGGCTCGAAGAGTGCCGAGACGTGGCCAATGTTGAGGGCTGCCATGGTGATGGCTTTTGCCACCAGCGCATGGGTCTTGCCTGCCCCGAAGCCGCAGACCAGGCCCAGTTTGCGGGCTTCCAGGTTGTCGCAGAAGGCGAGCTGATGGCGTAGGAGGGTGGGCCTCATGCGGGCCAGCACCTCGGCCGTGGTGGGGGCGGCCTCGGGCGTGGCCTCCTGATCGGCACGGGCCAGGGCTGCTCTGATGTGGGAGCTAGGTGGCAGGGTCAGCACCGATGCCCCGGGCAGCAAGGGACAGGAGCACAGCGCGGCGCTGCTCTACGGGCAGGCCCGGGGTGGCTTCAATGGCGGCCACCACTTCGGACACGGTGCGCTGCACTTCGCGGCGTGTGGCCGCTGCATCGGACCAAGTGTTGCGCCAGCGGGGAGAGTGAGTGAGGAGCCACTGGGCATCGCGGGATTCGCCTTCGGCAGCCTTGGCGCGGATGAATCCGAGTAGCTGCTGTTCACCGCGGAGGGTGCCCCTATGGATTGCGTCAAGAAACGCAGCGTGGGAGTCGTCTCCGGTGCCTGTCTTGGCAAGATCCACCCACTTGTAGAAGGTGGCATGAGACACGCCAAGGCCGGCCGCGATGGAGGACTGGGGAAGTCCTTCAGCGGCCAGCTCTTCGGCGCGAGCAATCATCGCCGGGGTGATTTCGATTGCTTTTGCCATGCCCACAGGGCGAGGGTGTATTCAGGCGTCGTCTTCTTCAGTTTCCCCGTCCTCTTCCTCGGCAGCGGCGAGCATGTCGTCGTTGCGGTTGAGGATCAGGGCAACGTATGCGTAGAGGTCATCAGCGGTGGCAGGTACGCCGTGCTCACGGAGTGCTGCGGCTGCGATGCCGATGGACCATGCAACTTCGGACGCGGATTCCTGCAGGTAGTCGGGCGCGGCGTCGATGAGGTCGGGGAGGGTCATGGCGGTGGTGGTGCGTTTGGGAATCGGAGGAAGTCTAGTCCAGGACGGCGATGGTGCCGCTGCAGGCGAGGGATGCCATGCGGACGACGGCATCGTCTGGGTTGTCGGCGGGGAGTTCAGCGAGGCGGTCGCGGCCGTTGAAGGTCCAGAGGACGAGGACGGTCACCTCGGTCGAGAGGTCGTCAGGGTGGACGACGAGATCGGTGACGCTGTAGGTGGTAGCGATGGCGTGGGACAGGATTGCAGCTTCCCCGAGGGTGGTTTGTTCAGGCCAGGGGAGGCAGATGGGGATACCGGATAGGGGGTGGTAGCCGGTGAGTGCCCAGGTGCGGCGGTCGGGTATGGCGACAACCTCTACGGCTTTTGTTTCTAGTTTCTGAATTTGCAGCAAACTATCTGGTGTGCTGGCAACCTGAAGATAGATGCCGGGATGAGCTCCCTCAATCGCATAGCCGAGATCTTGTCTGGCCTGAAGAGCTTGGCCAACTGCATCATCTACCATCGCCAAAAGCTGCTGGCCGTGAGCCAGACGGCTGGGCGGTGCAGGAAGTGCCTCCGTGGAGAAGGATGGCGGATGTGGTGTGTAACTCACTCGGTCCGCAGGAGGCAGAATCAAATGAGGCCGATCTCGCGGCTGCCTCATTGTGCGAAGGAGCTCATCTCCTGCGGATAGCGTGACCGCATCCGCTCCAGCGCCTGCTCTAGATCACTCTGACGCAAGGATGAACGATTTGATAGCACAGTCTGCTTGGCAGCCTGTTCGCAAGCCAGCACCAATTCGGCGTGACTTAGCCCATGGCCATGTTGCGCCGCAATTTCCCAGTCCAGAGATGACGTTTCCAGAAATCCCAGCCGGGCCTGCATAACCTTTGCAGCCGTTGAGGCAGTGGGAATTGTGTACGGCAGTACGGCATCAAACCGTCGGAACAACGCGCGATCAAGCATCGCGCCATGGTTGGTGGCGGCTAGTACCAATGAATCGGAAGGATCCTGCTCGAGGAACTGAAGGAAGGAGTTCAAGACTCGACGAATCTCACCCACATCCTGACGGTCACCACGGTCCGCGCCGAGGGCATCAAACTCATCAAAGAAATAGACACCTCGGCGTGTAGACATGACATCAAACACAAGACGCAACTTTGCCGCCGTTTCCCCCAAGAACCTAGAGATCAAACCATCCAGTTGAATGGTCAGCAATGGCAGGCTGAGCTCTCCTGCTAGGGCGGAGGCTGTCATCGTTTTCCCGGTTCCAGGTGGGCCCATGAGCAACAGCTTGCGCATCGGCTTCAAGCCGAATTCCTCAAGCCGGTGTCGTTGCCGTTGCTCTGTGACCACCTGAGCGAGTCTCTCTGCGAGTTTCTCGTCAAGAACCATCTCCTGGAGCAGCGTGCCGGGAGTTTGGAGCGACAGGATTCCGCCCAGCTCCTCTGGCAGGGCGAAATCCCCCTTCTTCCCGCCCGGAGGGCGACTGGCGCCAAGGCTGCCCGTGCTCTCACGGACTTGATCCACCAACGCTTTGAGATCGCGCGCGTACCGTCCGTGCCCCTGGTGCGCCGCCCTTGCCGCCACCTGCATGGCCACGCTGTAGAACCTCTCATGATCCCCAGCCGCATGGCTGCGGATCAGTGCCTTGAGCTGCGCGGATGTAGCCATGGGGTCAGAGGGCTTTGAGTGGTTTGCCCACCGTGATGCGTGCTGTGTCGGCGTTTGGGTGGTTGTTGGCAGCGAAGGTGCGTGCTTGGCGTGTGCTGGTGGCACGGATGGTGGCGCGGATGGGGGGTGCGTTGTGCAGGGGGATGGTGACGGGGTAGAGGCGTGCGGTGGGGTCAGAGGTGCGGCTGATGCCTTCCCCAAAGCGTGCGGAGATGTCATCGGCTTGGTCGATGCGGGTGCGTGCTTCGGTTGTCCAGTCGTCGGGGCAGAGCTGTGTGATGCGGTTGGGGTCGGTCATTTGGAGTTGAGCCAGGCGAGGTAGGCAGCGGCGTCGAAGGTGCCGTCTGGGAGTTCGAAGGGCACCGGGGGTGCGGGCACCGCTGGGGTGTGGAAGCGGTGGAGGTGCTGGAGGAGAGCGGAGTGCTCAGGCGTGTGGGTCGTCTGTTTGGTCATGGTTGGTTGTGAGCTGAAGGATCGAGAGGCCGACGCAGAGGAGTGCGAGGGCAGCAACGCAGGAGGCGGTGAACACGGGGCTAGAAGGCGCGTGAAGGGGTTGCAGGGCCACTGACAGGGGCGGCGGCCTTGAGAGGGCTTCCTGAGGCGCACAGGGGGCGCTGTGCGTGGTTTGGGAATCGGAGGGCATCAGCTTGCCAAGGTGTGGCCGTTTGGGTGTAACGGCTGTAACGGGGGTGTAACGGTGGGCGTTACGCGCAAACCAGCTGCGGCACAGCGCTTCTCGGCCCTCTGTAACGTTGTAACACCTAGAAAGGGATATATCCCCCCCCATACGTGTGCGGGCGCGCGTGTGCGGGCGCGCGTGACGCACGCGCACATGCGCGCGTGTAGGGGGGGGTATGTCCCTGGGAGGCGTTACAAGCGTTACGAGCGTTACATCCATTGGTATGACTGGGGTTTGAGCGTAACGGTCACCGTTACAGGCGTTACGCTCAGGCGGCAAGGGTGGACAGGGGGACAGAGGTTGCGCGCGTTACGCCAAGGCCTGGGAACCGCGTAACGCCCATCCGTTGAGCACCGGGCAAGCGGGTCAGGATTGTGGGCCAGCTGCTGCGCCATGGGGTGTCCGCAAGGATCTGGGCAATGGCCTTAGCGGTGTTGGAAACCATCAGATGGTCATTACTGACGCGAAGGCCGTGACGGCTGAGGGCGGCGGCGGCAATAGCAGGGCTGATCAGTTCAGTTGGTGAGTCAACAATGCGGTTAGCCAGCTCCACCAGTTCGTAGATGGTTCGGGTCTGGGTGCGGGTGCCATCGTCCACCCTGAGCTGATGCTGGGCGATGTGATCGAGGCAGCGCCGCTCATCGGGAACCTCGGTTGCCTCGGTGTATGCGCCAACGTCGCAAAGGGCAATGAGTGCCATGGCGTCAGCCTTAGTCGCAAGACCTGAACTCATGAGGGAAAACGACCCGGCCAAAAGGGTGCCGTATTGATCCCCTAGGCCTTGAGAGCCAAAGTGCAAGGCGGCAAGTCTGGTGAATGTCTTGATGTTCTCCCTGATGACAGGCATCAGGGAAACGGTGCGAGCAATCAGGCGCCGTCCGGCTTCTGGGCTGATGACGCGTTCAATGTCGCGGTCAAGGTTGAACCAGTGCGCTTGGCGGTCTGCTGGCGTCATCTCTGCTGGAGTGCGCAGTGTGAGCTGTGCGAAGCGACGGCCGTCTGCACCTTGCTTGACGGCAGTGGAGATGGAGGAAAGGAAGAACATGGAGCGGATGCGAAAGCGCTGTTCGCCACCAGATCCATTGGCCGAACCTTTGCCGATGATGGCCCGCGTTTCCGATGAGCTGAAGCGTGCCAGGGCCAGGATGGATTGGATCCGTTGCTGATCGGCCTTCTCATTGCTCTCAGCCTCATCCATGAGCACTGGAAGGGCGTCAGAGCGGAGTGCTTGGCGAATGAAGGCTTCCGAGGTGTTGCCTACAACGGGGAGCTGAATGTCGGCCAAGAGGGTGCCAACAAAGCGCTCAAGGATGGCTGATTTGCCTGAGCCTGCGGCAGCAGTGAGCCAGATGTGCGGGCGCCATTGGAGGGCACCGGAGATAGGTGCGAGCACCGCCCAGCCGGCCAGGAGGTTGGCCGATGCGGGTTGCTCCCAATGAAACCGCTCGGCAATGGCCTGGATTTGGTTGGCCTCCTCATCGGTCAGCGGAGGGAGGTCGCCTGGGCCGTGAAGGGCGTTGCCTCGCTGGTAGTGGTAGTCAGAGTCGAGACGTTGGCGGATGGGCCGGGTGATCCCGTCAACGATGAGGCGATCACCAAGGGAAAGGACGGAGCGGCCACGATCCCACCATGCACCGCGGCCGCGCAGGGTGTCGGGATTGAACATGCCCTGGAGGGCCTGCTGCTCAAAGAGATCGGAGGCAGCTGCGGTCCAGTTGGTGCCGGCTTTGGAGGGGTAGAGCGTTTCCCAGAAGGCAAGCGGCGCGAGGGATACGAGGTTTGTGGAGGTGTGGGCAGACCGGGCTAGGCGGGTGACGGTGCCAGTGGCATGAATCTGGTAGAAACAGCCACCGTCAGGGTCGTAGCCAAGGGGCGTGAAGGGTGCCGATGCAATGGGCGGCGGTGACGGCAGATCAGGTTGTGCAGGCGGTGCGGGTGCCGGCTCAGGGAGCGTGATGGGCTCAGAGCGGTGCTCGAGGACGTAGGCCTTCGCTTCTTCCTGTGTCCAAGATGCGTCTGCCAGATCCCAGCCGGGCGGCATGTCTGCCGGCGGGTGAATGATGCGGACCTGCTGCACGCCGCGTTGCAGCAGCATGGGCGCGAGCTTGGCCATGCACTGGCGGCCAGGGTCGTCGTTATCGGGCCAGAGGGTGACGCGGCGACCGGCAAGAGGCGTCCAATCCACGGTGGCAGTGGACTTGGAGCCATTGGGCCAGCTGAGGCAAAGGGTGCCGGGGAAGAGGATAGAGGCTGCATCAGCCGCCTTTTCACCTTCGACCAAGAGCACTGGGGCATCAGAGGAGCGTGCCAGTAAGTGGAGGTTGTAGAGCGGGCGTGGTGTCGGCCATGAGCAGGTGAAGCCGTCCTTCTTGGACGCGCGATGCCATCCACCGTCAAGCCAGACGCAGTGGACAAAGAGCTTGCGGCCGTTGGCAAGGTTGAGGCGCTGAATCCAGAAGAGGGGATTGCCTTCTGCGTTGCGGTAGCACCACTGAGCCACGGCCCGGTCCAGTGCCGGCGGTGCTGCGTTGGTCGGGGGTGTCTCGGGTATGCGGCAAGGCGCCTTGGTTGCGGTGGTCATGATTCCGAGGTGGTTGTCAACAGCCGCTGCGGCTTGCTTGAAGTCCCAGCCCTTGATGCGCATGAGCAGTCCCATGCCAGTGCCGCCGCCGCCAGCGCCGTCCCTGCCGCCGCACTGGTTGCAATACCAGGAGCCGGGGCCGTCGTCATCGGTCCAGCGGTAGCGATCTTTGCCGCCGCAGTGAGGGCAAGGCTGATGGCGGTTTGTGAGCTGCTCAGACGTGAGGCCTGCAACGGCCATGAGGATCTCTGGCCAGCGGCCTTCGGCAGCGGCCAAGGTCTTTGGTGCCATCAGGCATCTCGGCTGTCGGTGTCGGCCCTCATGGCCTGATCAATGAGGAAGCGAGCGAAGGCAGAGCGAGACATGACGCCGCCTGCCTTGGCATCAAGCCAGCGGACCATCTCTTGGGGGAGGTCAAGGGTGATGACGTTGCGGGGGCGGGGCGGCGCTGGTCGTGAGGGCATTGCTCCTTGCACTTGGAAGTCGAATAGCGCTAGCGTAGCGCTTCAGAACGGCAAGCGCAAAAGGTGGTCAAGCTTCGGAGCTACCAAGAGGAAGCGGTGGAGGCGGTGCGGCGCGCGTATGTGGATGGATGCAGGCGGGTGCTGTTCGTTTTGCCCACTGGCGGCGGCAAGACGGTGGTCTTTAGCCACATCACGCAGAGCGCGGCCGCGCGGGGCAACCGGGTGCTGCTGCTGGTGCATCGGGTGGAGCTGCTAGATCAGGCAAGCCGCAGCCTGAGTGCCATGGGCGTGCGGCATGGCGTCATTGCGGCCGGTCGGAGCATGAACCTGTCAGCACCCGTGCAGGTGGCCTCAGTGCAGACGCTGGCCAGGCGGTTGCACCATTTGCCGCGTGACCATTTCCAGCTGGCAATCGTGGACGAGAGCCACCATGCCACAGCCGGCACGTGGTCAAAGACCCTGCAGCATTTCAGCCATGCGCGGGTGCTGGGCGTGACGGCTACACCCTGCAGGGCGGATGGCCGTGGCCTAGGGGAGATGTTCGATGAGATGGTGCTGGGGCCGAGTTCGGCGTGGTTGACGGAGCAGGGCTACCTAGCTGCCTCACTGGTATTTGCTCCGCCGATTGGGTTCAGTGCCAAGGGGCTGCGGAAGCGGATGGGCGATTTCGACATGAAGCAGGCCAGCGAGGAACTGGGTGGCCGCAGCATCATGGGTGATGCGGTCAGCCACTACCGGAAGCATCTGGAGGGGCAGACGGCTATTGCGTTCTGCTGCAGCGTGGCCCATGCCGAGGCGGTTGCGGAGGCGTTCAGGGGCCATGGCGTCAATGCGGCCAGCATTGATGGATCCATGGATGCCGCGACTCGGCGCGGGCTACTCGAGGCATTGGGCAGCGGTGAGTTGAAGGTACTGACCAGCTGCAGCCTGATTGGCGAGGGCGTGGACGTGCCGAGCGTGGCCGGCTGCATCCTGTTGCGGCCGACTCAGAGCCTGAGCCTGCATCTGCAGATGATCGGTAGGTGCCTGCGGCCGCAGGAGGGCAAGACCTCAGTCATCCTTGACCATGTGGGGAACATCCAGCGGCTGGGCCATCACCTGGATGAACAGGAGTGGACTCTTGATGGCGTGAAGAAGAAGGAGCGCGACTCAGCGCCCAGCGTGAAGGTGTGCCCGAAGTGCTTTGCGGCAATGGGGTCACGGGCCAGTGAGTGCGAGGAGTGCGGCTATAAGTTTGTCGTGGAGAAGCGCGAGCTGGTGACGGTGGAGGGCGAGCTTGTGGAGGTAGACCGCGACGGGCTGCCGGTTGGAGGGTTCAGGATTGGCGACGTAGTGGTCTCCACCTATAAGGACGGTCTTGATGGGAAGCAGTGGACAGTCATTGGGGAGCGGCAGCTGAAGTACAACGGCGATCCAGAATCATGGGGGTATCGCTGTCAGAAGCCAGATCCGCGCAATTTCTATGCAAGGCAAGAGCAGGTCATCCTTGAGCGCAATCTCCACCTTGTCTCTCGCCCCAACCCGGCGAAGCAAGCCCGCCGTGAGCAAGGCAGCGCCCAGACCATGGAAGACCTCATTGCGGTTGGCATGAGGCGCGGCATGAAAAACCCGAGGGCATGGGCCTTCCACGTCATGAAAGGGCGTGAGCAGAAGAGGGAGCGCCGCCATATGGCCGGGGCCATGGCATGAGCGAGCAGGATATCCAGCAGCGCATCCGCCTGGCACTGGGCAAGGGCTCGGTCCGTCTCTGGCGCAACAACACCGGCACGCTGATGGACCGCCAGGGCCGCCCGGTGCAGTTTGGCCTGTGCAAGGGCAGCTCTGACCTGATTGGCCTGCGCAGCATCACGGTGACGCCCGAGATGGTTGGCCAGCGGCTGGCGGTGTTTGCCGCGGTGGAGGTGAAAGCCGAACGCGGCCGGGTGACGCCTGAGCAGACCGCCTTTATTGATGCGGTCAATGGGATGGGTGGATTGGCAGGCGTGGCCCGATCGGTTGAAGAAGCGGCAGGGGTGTTGCGACTTCCCAAACCGCAGTAGCCTCAGCTCTGCCCGGTTCTCCGGCCGGGTGGTGTCGGGAGACTGCCCGCCTGCGCATGGGCGGGCTTTTTCATGGGTAGTTCCCGAACCTTGCACTACCCCATCGGGGTTAGGGAAAGCCAGGAACCTGTAGCACGGCACGCCGGCACGGTGCTGTGACGAGAAAGACGGGCAGCCTGCCTCCCAAAGCGAAAGGGACGGGGTAGGATGGCGCAGTGCCCCAGGGCACCCGCACCACCACCGCAGAAATCATGGCCACCACGCGCAGGGCTCCTGCAGACACGGAGCCCGCAGCCGACAGCCTCGGCTTCCCAAACCTGGGAGACGACCCCAGCCCCACGCAGCAGCTGGTTGCTGCACTGACTGCGTTCCAGTCCTTGGCCTACTCAGCGCCAAAGGACAGCAAGAATCCGCACTTCCGCAGCACCTACGCCTCATTGGCCAGCGTCCTGGCCGCGATCCAGCCGGCAACGCAGTTCGGCCTGTCCCACACGGTCACCTTCGGATCCACCGAACAGGGCACCCTGCTGGTCACCACCCTGCACCACATCGGTGGTGCCTCGATCAGCAGTGAGCTGCTGGTGCCGATGGGTGCCGACTGGCAGAAGAACGGCAGCGCGATGACCTACGCCCGTCGCTATGCCCTGATGGCCCTGTACGGGCTGGCCCCTGAGGATGACGACGGCAACGCTGCCGTTGCTCACCCGGTTGCAGCACAGCGGGCGCCTGAGCCTGCGCCACGGCCGTCTGATCCGGCAAAGGTGCTGGCCTCGGTTGAGGCTGCCATTGCCAAAAGCGGTCTGACGCAGTTCGGGATCCGTACCCTGATTCACATTGCCGGCAACGGCCAGGCCCGCTCCCTGCGCGAAGTGCCGCAGGACCGGCTGGAGCTGATCCCCCTCAAGATCACCCGCGCCGACAACGTGGATGCCTACAACCAAGGCATCAACCCAGTTGGCAACGTTCAGGTGCTGGTGCCTGAGCCCTCGGACCTTGAGGATCCCGAAGATCAGAGCCTGCTCAGCCTCGCGGGGGCTGCGGCATGACCTCCACCATCGCGGCCTACCGCAGCTTTATCGCTGCCAAAGGCACTGCCGCATCATCCTCTGGATTCCAAACCAGTGGCACCTGGGACAGCCTGTTCCCGCATCAGCGGGCCACCCTGGACTTCGCCTGCAGCAAGGGCCGCTCTGCCGCCTTCCTTGACACCGGCCTAGGCAAGTCCCGCGTTGAGGCTGCCGCAGCTGCTGAGTTCAGCCATGCCAGCGGCAAACCCTCCCTGATCCTCACCCCGCTGGCCGTTGCACGGCAGATGGTGCGGGAGTGCCTGGCCATCGGCATCGAGGCCCGCATCGTCCGCGAACAGGCGGACGTGGGCCCCGGCGTCAACATCGCCAACTATGAGCGCCTGCCCAAACTGCAGCCCGCTGACTTTGGTGGCGTGGTGCTGGATGAGAGCAGCATCCTCAAGTCGTTCTCAGGCCCCACCAAGCGCCTGCTCTGCGATGCCTTCGCAGACACGCCCTACCGGCTGGCAGCCACTGCCACCCCGGCGCCCAACGACCACATGGAGCTGGGCAACCACTCCGAGTTCCTGGGCCACCTGGGCAGCATGGAGATGCTGTGCCGCTGGTTCGTCAACGACACCAGCACCGCTAGCCAGAACTGGCGCCTCAAGGGCCATGCGCAAGCTGACTTCTGGCGCTGGGTTAGCAGCTGGTCCCGCACTGCCACCCTGCCGTCTGACCTGGGCGGTGACGATGACGGCTTCATCCTGCCGCCGCTCAACTACGAGCTGCACACCGTCGCGGCCGACATCACCCAGGACGTGCCGGACGGGATGCTGTTCAGGATCCCCGATGGCAGTGCCACCACCATCCACCGTGAGAAGCGCCTCACTATGGATGACCGGGTGGCCCGTGCCGCTGAGATTGCCAACAGCACTGCCGGCAGCGTCATTGTCTGGTGTGAGACGAACGACGAATCCTCGGCCCTTGCCGCATCCATCCCGGACGCGATTGAGGTCTACGGCTCCATGACGCTGGAGGAGAAGGTGGCCGCTCTGGACGCCTTCACCTTCGGGGAGCGCCGCGTGATCGTCTCCAAGCCCAAGCTGGCCGGCCTTGGCCTCAACTGGCAGCACGCCAACACCGTGATCTTCGCCAGCGTCAGCCACAGCTACGAACAGCACTACCAGGCTGTGCGTCGTGCCTGGCGCTTTGGCCAGACCAATCCGGTGACGTGCCACGTCATCATCAGCGACACGGAAACCAGCATCTGGAACAACGTCCAACGCAAGGCTGCCGATCATGCCCAGATGAAGCGGGCCATGGCAGAGGCCATGAACGGCTACCAGCAGACCGCAACGAAGAAGGCCTATACGCGCAGCGCATCCGTCACCCTCCCCGACTTCCTGAAATGAAACCCGACTACCAAGGCGACAGCTGGGCCATCTACCTGGCCGACTGCATCGAGATCATGAACGGCCTGCCCGAGGGCATCGTTGATCTCGCCGTGTTCTCCCCGCCATTCTCTGATCTGTTCGTCTACTCAGATTCTGAACGCGACATGGGGAACTGCGGCAGCCACGACGAGTTCATGCAGCACTACGACTACTTCACCCGTGCCCTGCTGCGCGTGCTGAAGCCCGGCCGGGTGGCCTGCGTCCACTGCTCTGACCTGCCGGCCCGCAAGTCCAAGGACGGTTTCATCGGCCTCCACGACTTCGGCGGTGACCTGATCCGTGCCCACCGCGATGCCGGGTGGATCTACCACGCCCGCTGCACGATCTGGAAGGATCCCGTCATCGAGATGCAGCGCACCAAGGCCCTCGGACTGCTCTACAAGCAGCTGAAGAAAGACAGCAGCCGCAGCCGGGTGGGGATGCCCGATTACATGCTGTTCTTCCGTAAGGATGGCGATAACCCGGACCCCGTAACCCACGACCCCGAGGATCTGCCGGTGAGCATGTGGCAGGAACTGGCCAGCCCCGTGTGGATGGAGGTCAACCAGACCAAGGTGCTGAACGGTCGCCAGGCCAAGGGCGAACAGGATGAGCGCCACATCTGCCCGCTGCAACTGGACGTGATCGAGCGGTGCATCACCCTCTACAGCAACCCCGGCGATCTGGTTCTGGACCCCTTCAACGGGATTGGCAGCACCGGCTATCAGGCGATCAAGATGGGCCGCCGCTATCTGGGTGTCGAGCTGAAGCCGGAGTATGCGCGGCAGGCTGCGCGGTTCCTGCAGCAGGCCGAGGGCAGTGCCGTGTCCCTGTTCAACATGGAAGAGGTGGCAGCATGAACCGCACCATCAGAAAGGCGCAGTTCCACCGCGAGAACGGCACCGCCATCCGCGGGCAGGATCTGCTGGCTATGCCCACCACGTCGCTGCTGAAGGTGTTTCAGGAAGCCCGGCGCATTCATGCCAGGAACAATGACGCACTGGCTGCCATGACGTGCGACGAGCGGCAGTCCAAGGCGGCGCAGACGATGATGCACCAGCGATCGGTGGCCGCACTGATCTTCAGTGAGTCGGCGGTGATGATCGTGGAGCGGCAGCTGGGCATGGGGTGCGAACCATGACCCTCTACGACCAAGCCCGCGCCATTGCCGATGCCACCGGCACCCCCTGCTTCATCGTCCACCCCGCCCATCGCCCGCCCTACATCGCCCGCACACCGCAGGCCGTAGAGCCCGGTTACACCATGCTCGCCCGTGTTCTCCCTGAGCACGGATACTCCTCACCCTGGAAACTATGAGCGCTCAACACCGCGCCACGCCTGAGCAGTGGGCAACCGTTGGCGGATGGCCTACCGCTGAGTGCCAGTGCCTGCTAGAGCTGCGCGACCGCGTGCTCACGATGGATGCCTGCATCCGCGACATCTACGAGCAGCTAGACCGCCTCAATACCCTCCACGAAAGCAACTGGAGCCGGATCGTGAAGCTGGAGGAAGGCCCGGCCGTGGCCGAAGTCAGAGGACCGGGCTCTGTCACCAGAGCTTGCCCGCAGCTGGCCACCGATGAAGAGTTGGACGATGTGTTTTACGGCATCAAGAACATTGAGCGCATCCAGGCTGTTCGTGCCGTCTACAAGCTCGGCCTAGAGCATGGGGCAGCCATTGCCAAAAGCCAGCTAGCGGATGCTGAGCATGTCTGACGGTATCCGCTGCCCAAACTGCGAAGGCTCAGATCGCTCGGTAATTTCTTCTAGGAAGTCCACCGATCGCGTTGTCCGTCGATGCCAATGCGATGACTGCGGCAACCGGTACACCACCAAGGAACTGCTAGCAGATGAGGAGGCTATGAGGTCCAATCTGATTGAACCTGCGGCGGTAAAGCGTGCCGCAAAGCTGCTCCAGATCGTCAGCCAGCTGCAGGCCGATTTAGAGGATTATTTGTCTGCGGTGGAGCGTTTATGAATCCCCCTCCCCTTTCCGCCTCTGAGCTGGTGATGATTGCCGCTACCAATGGCAACTTTGTCTGCCAGGCGGATCCCGTCTACCGGCAGTGCATTGCCAGGGCCATCCGCACTGTTGCCGATCAAGTGGTGCCAGCACCGCACCCTCAGCAGGCCTACGACTCCTGCTGCGACGTTCACAAGGCTGCGATCCGTAAGCAGCTGCTCAACATTGCCACTGAACTGGAGACCATCCAATGAACACCGTCCATCTTGTTGGCACGCTTGCCTTTGACCCCCGCATCAAGTTCTTCGATTCCGGCAAGTCCAAGGCCACGTGCCTCATTGCCGCACAAGCCCCCGGCCGCCAGTACCCGGACAAGGTGGACGTGGCTGCCTGGGACGACCAAGGCCAGCAGTTGGCCGACATGAAGCAGGGCGATGCCGTCGAAATCTTCGGCCGCATCACCACCGAAAGCTGGGATGACCGCAGCACCGGCAAGAAGGTCTACAAGACCGTCGTTATTGCTGAGTCTGTGGCAACCCCTGCGCAGGTTGTGCAGCAGGGGCAGCCGCAGCGGCAGGCGCCGGCACGGCGGCAACCTGCAGCAGCACAGGATGACGAGGCGCCGTTCTAGTGAGCCAAGCCATCACCTTCACGGTCAGGGGCATGGAGCCCAAGCCTCAGGGCAGTAAACGATCGGTCGGCCGTGGAGTGATGGTTGAATCCTGACCCTCCCCCGACCACACCAGGCAGCCAAAGCGGTGCGAGAATCAAGCCACGCACCACCATCAATCCATGACCACTACCCGGGAGCTGATCCAGCGACTTGTTGACGCGATAGAAACCACGGAATCCCCCGGGCCTTCTGTTTATCAGATGGCCGTTGTTGATGAGGCCCGCACCTACCTTGCCCAGCCCGAGTGGGAGGGGCCAACGGGTCCACTTGTCTACGATGTTTTGGCCAGAAGACTCAGGTACGAGTCGGAATTGGCTGAGCCTGAGCCGGCAGGGCCGACGGATGATGAGCTGGACGAGCTATGGGCTGACATTGATGGTGGCGGGGCTATTTGGGCTTGGCAGCCGTATGCTCGTGAGGTGCTGAAGCGCTGGGGACGACAGGTACCGCTGTAGGTGCCTACAACGAGGCCCCCGGTTTCCCAGGGGCCCCGTCCGCACCCTCCCCCGACCACACCAGGCAGCCAAAGGAGAGACAGTCGGCACCACCCGCTACTGCGCGATCATCCTAGAGCCCCCATGCCACTGCACTGTGTAGACATGTGACAGGTGACGGCCATGGGGGTTCCCAAGGCCGACAATGGGGGAGTCGAAGGACGACGCGGCGCTGCCCCGTCCACCGGCACATCCACCCGGTCGCAGGCCCAGAGAGGCCTCCCGGATCCCGCCCGATCAGGGCAAGAGGAATCATGACCAAGACCACCATCCCCGCCCACTCTGGCCGCATCGCAGGCCACGTCTGGCTGGCCCTGCAGCAGGTTGACTGGCAAGAGGTCGGCCGCATCGTCCTGCATGGCCTAGTGGCTGCAGCGGTGCTGACCTACCTCGCCGGCCACGCTTTGGGAACCGCGGTCCACGCCCTGAACGGCTGGCTGAGCGCCCGCTGGGTAGCCCTTTGGGTCCGCCCCGAGGCCCCTGCACCCGCAACCGCCCCTGAGCCTGCCCCGGTGCCCGCACCGCCCGCCGTGGCACCCTTGTTCGATGAGCTGGCGCACCTGTCAGTCCGGCAGTTACGCGAACTCACAGGCATCCGCTCCAAGCGCTACCGCCGCGCCGAGCTGCTCGCCATGGTCGCCGCCTGAGGTAGAGGCCGCCCTAGGGGAACGCCCTAGGGCTCACCGCCTGCCCCTGTGACGGACTCTTGGACGAGGATGCAAAACGACTCCCAAACCCTAGCCACCACGGGCCTCAGGCTGCCACCCACTCCCACCGCCGACCCAGCGACCGCCGGCCCGTCCGTGCCGACCACTGAATCGTTGACACGTCACAGTGCAGCGCCTCCGCAGCTTCCCGCGCTCCCCCGTACACGTCCCCGGTATCCACGCACCGCACCCGCCGCCGCACGTTCGGACGGAATGGGTATTCAGCCGCGATCCGGTCAGCCAGCTCGCGGTTTTCCAGCACCTCGAACAGGGCATCCGCATCGCAGCCCCCAAACCGCCACGGCTGTGCCTTCGCCAGCCTGACAAGATCCCGCCGCCTGATGAACCGCTTCCCGTAGGGGTGAGTCTGGCGTGACGGCAACAGCCCGCTCTGACACCACTGGTTGATGGCTGACTGCGTGATCCCCAGCGACCGCAACCCGCTCAGCATGATCCAGGTGCCCACCGGCACCACGCTGTAGCCGTGATGGTTCAGGAACTCTTTGATGGCCAGCCGGGTCCGCTGCGGCCACCCACGCCTGGCAGCCTCCCCTTTCCAAAAGCTCACAATCATGCCTAGGGGCAGATCCCCGGCAAGCTCCTGCAGCAGCTCAGTCTCTGCCTGCGTCCAGTGCTTGGCGCCTTTGGTTCCCATTGGTCGGTGGTGGTTGCGGGCCGCCCCACGGCGGCAGTTCCCGGAGCCTACCCCTTCGCTTTCCAAGGCAGTGTGACGAGATGCGACAGCACGCCTCCCAAAGCCGAAGGATGGGGGTTACAGTTCCAACAGGCGGACCTCCCGCCCCGCACCCACCACCCCATGACCCTCAGAGACTTCATTGCCGAGCGGCTCGAAGCCGTCTACGGCGATCAGATCAGCGATCAGCTCTGGGATCTGGCCGATTCCGTTGAGGCCGCCCTGCTGTTTGACTCCCTCAACGACCAGATCGACCGTGCCGCTGAGGCTGCCCTGCAGGAGCAGATCACTGCTTCCCGTGATGAGCGGGCCCTGCTGTCCTGGGCCAACGCCGGCTTTCGCTGACTCCGCCCCTCCGCTTCCCAAACCCATGACCATCGAATGCGAATCCGCCCTGGCCGACCTGGTTCTCCAGGCCGCACGGGATGTCGTTGCCTCCCCCCTCGGGCAGGCCTTCCAGCGTGGAAGCCGCAGCCCCGCTGCCAGCAGCCGTAACCAGCCGCTGGTGCCCCTGCTCGAGTCCCTGCTGGACGCTGCCGATGCTGTGGCCGCTGCCATTGCTGACAACGCCTGGGACGAGTCCCGCCCCATGGATGCCGACTGGTCCAAGGAAGTGCGCGGTCAGGCCCAGAAGCTGGCCGCCGTTATCCATTCCGCGTCTACCTGCCCCGACCGCACAAAGGAGCTGGTCTGATGCCTGCCTACGTCATCACCTACCGGCGCCCCTCCATGCACATCCCAGAAGTGCTCATCAACGACACCATCACCTGGGTCACACCTGACGACTGGGACGCGCAGCTGGCCACGGAACGCTTTGAGGCCATCCACAACGGCACCACCGTCCTGAACATCCTGCCAACCCACCAATGAGCCCAGAGCTGCCCCCCTTCTGCAATGCCCGTGCTCGCGCCCGTATTCGTTCCGCTGCGCCTCGCTCACGTCGCGTTGCATCGCCTCGCTCAGCCCGCCGCCGTTTTGCGTTTGCTTCCACGGCCAATGCCAGTAGCCGACTGTTGACTGTCTTTGCCGTGGGCACCTTCCTCCTGGCTTGGTACGCCGTGTCCCTTGATCAGAAGGAACAGCAGCACCGCCGGGACATGGCATACCTCACCTACCGCACCCTCGTCCGATGACCACCGACGCCACTACCGCAGCGCCTGAACTCCTCATTGCCGACGACGACGACACCCGCTTCCGCTTCAAGCTCGGCAAGCGTGCCTACGTCCGCGGCTGGATCAACAGCGAGCCGGTCATCATCACCCGCCGCCTGCTGCACCTCTCAACCGTGGGCATCTTCGCCCCTCACTACCTCTGCGCCGATGCGGGGGGCCATGAGTGGCGCGTCAGTCAGCTGGAACTCAGTAGCAAGCCCATCGACGTGCGCTGACCATGAAGCACGCTCAGCTCACCGGCAAAGGCTTCTGGATTGACACCAACCTGGACGCCTCCGGTCGCTATTGGTCGGCATGGAAGCCACACACCAGCCGCAGCTTCCGCGACAGCAAACAACTCCTCAAATGGCTGGCATGGCCTATCAAGACCCCCACAGGTGACGCCATCAGGGCTTGGATCGCAGAGGTTCAAGCCGTTGACGCAGCCCCGCCAACCACTGATGACACTGCCCAAACGTGACTGTCTACCGCAAGCCAGCCCCGCAGGTTGAGCGTCTCCCAGATCAGGCCATCCGCATCACCGTGGGACGCCTGGTCTCCACCGTCCACTCAGAGCACCTAGTCCCTGAGCGCATCCAGCAGCTCACCCGCCGCCATCAGCGCCACCGCTACGGCAAAGGCACCCATAACCCCAACGCACGCTGGACCGAGGCCGTGGTCCGGGAGATGCGGGAGCTGCACCTACTGCAGCACCAGAGCATCTGCGCCATTGCGGCCCGCTTCAATACTCACGATGCCAGCGTGTCTCGCATCGTGCGGTGGAAAGACTGGGCCCACTGTGACCACGACCTCAGGGAACTCCCACGGCCCAAGCTTGTGGGCAACCAACGCCCACAGCTCAGCCCGGAAGAGGAAGCCCGCCGGCTGGAGCAGCGCAGGGAACGCCAGCGGGAATACAACCGCAACTACCGCAACCGGCAACGAACCTTGAACTGCGCAACCTGCGTCCATTGGGTTCACAAATGCGGGCTGGGTTACCCCGAAGCCAGCCGATCCAAGGGCTTGTACGCCCGCCACTGTCCCGCCTACGCAGCCTGATGGATGCCCGCACCGCCCTACGGCAAATCATCGCCCGCGCCCTAGCGCAGCGTGATCTCCAGGCTCTCCAGGCCGCCCAGCCACACGATGGAAGCCACAAACTACAGCGCTACGGGCACAAGCACGTCAAGGCCTAGCACCCGGTCAGGATCAGCCCCGTCACCCACGTATCTGCACCCTCGGCCCGCAGCGTCTGCCGCACCTCTTCCACGTCATCCCGCAGCACCTTGCGGCACTGGGCACCGGCCTGCGTCCACCACCAGACCGTGACCAGCTGCTCACGAGCCTCTGCCACGTCCATGCCATGCCTGCCGTTACCGCAGGTTGCCGGAAACCTAAGGGACAGGCGGCAAGTGGATGGCCAGGGGCGGGGCAAGACGGCAACCACGGGATGCCCGTGGGCGGTTCTCCAGCACCGGGGCCACCGCACGCGGCGGGCGGATCGCCAAGGCCTCAGGCAAGCGGGCCACGGTGACAGCCAAGGCCAAGGGGCAGGCACCCTCGGGCACCATCGGCCGGCGACCGGGAAAACCGTCAAAACCGTCAACGCCAGCACCCGCCAACGGCATCCGCCCCACCGGCCGCCCCGGCCCACGCAACAACGTCCGTCGCTACAGGCCCGCCACCGATAGCGGGAAGATGGATCAAATCGACCGCCAGATTGACAGCTCCATGAAGGGCTTGATCGGCGAGATGAAGGGCATCCGCGACCGAACCCAAAAGGCCAAGCCCGAGATTGATGCCATGAACCGCTGGATGGAGCGCACCAATGCCCGCGCCATCGCTGACCGTGGCAAAAAGGGGATCAACGGGGAAATCGCCCGAATTGAACTCGGCGTGATGGGCACCAGGCCCGGCATGAAGGCCATCCGCCGCCGCGCTGCTCGCGCCGCAGATGCCGCCGCACGGGGCAGCAAGCCGGCCCGTCGTGCCCAGGACATCTACGCCAACCAGATGGCGTTCACAGGGCCGGGCAAGCCGAAGGCCGGCAGAAACAACCTCAAGCCTGGGCCACGGAACAAGCAAGGCCCGCCGAAGCGCACCCGCAAACCACGCAAGCCCCGCAAATGATCGCAGAAGCACCGACCATCGAAGTGGTCAATCAAGGCGGTGAGCCTGTCTGGCGCGTCAGTGGCCTTGGCATGAGCGTCTGCGACCGCTGCGGTGCCCGTGCCTTGGAACTCTGGCACCAGATGGCAACGGCACGGGGCTACAGCGGGCCGGAGCCGGACAGGGCAGCCTGAGCCTCAAGCTCGGCGATCCTGCGCACGGCACCGCGGATGATGGCGTCCTGATGGATCGTGAGGCGCCAGAGCTTCATGGCCATCGTCAGCACGTCAGCCGCGCTGCCAGCCTGAAGGGCACGCTTACCGCGCTCCAGTTCCAACTCAGCCTCAAGACCGAGGGAGGGGCACATCCAGCTGCCCCAATGAGGCGAGGAATCGGAGGACATGGGCGCGGTGCGGTTTTCTCAGGTTGCCTTTGGCGTTGGACAGGATCCAAGACCCCAATCGCAGAACAGATCACGAGGATCTGAGTCCCGCAGCCACCCAATCAGCGTCTGCAGGTCACCGATGGACCGCATCCCCACGCACCCGGCCGTGCCGGGGCTGCTGCCCGCGTTGGCGTCGTAGTGCATCTCGATGGCACTGCGCTCCGTCTGCCCCGGCTCCAGATACCGCAGAGGCACGCTGGCAGGCCCCAGCCCCACGCCCCAGCTCGCGGCGTAGTTGTCCTTCCCGCCTGCCCACGCGATGTCAGAGATGCCGTAGCGGCCCTCTGGTAGCGGCTCCAGGCTCCCCGCTTTGGAGTTCACGCCCTTGCGGAATACCTGCGCCCGTGGGCTGCCAGAGACGGCCAGCAGCTCACCCACCACGGCGCCGGCCTTGATGTACTGCAGCTTGAGCAGCTCCAGCCCTCGGCCATCCTTTCTGCCGGCCCTGGTGAGCCTGAGGTGCGGCCTGCTGGTGGGCGGTGCCACGGTGGTCGGCTGTGGCGGCACTGCGTTGCCGGTGAACAGGGCCACCTCTGCAGCACGGCGCCGCTTGAGGCCTTCCAGCACCTTGCCGTCTGCCTTGTCCCAGCGGGGCAGTTCCTCGGCAAT